AAAATTGATTTTTTAATAATATAATTGTTTAATAATATAATTGTTTAAAAATAATTATATTATTAAAAGTTAATAAAAAAATAATGAATAATAATTGTAAATATTGTAATTGTTCTAATAATTTATACAAATTAGTTATTATACCATTTAAAAGAAAAACATATTTTAATGAATATATTTGTTCAACATGTATATATATATCATATATTGATAACGAAATTGATACACATATATATAAAGGACATATCGCATTTGTACAGTATGATGATGATATAACACCCGCTACATTATGTTTAAATGATATAGTTATAAATAATACTCATTATTTTTTATATAATTATAATGGAATTGTAAAAATACAAATACGTGATCCTAATATTATAGCTCAAACTTATATATCTTCTACACGAGAGTATATATCAAATTTTTATTCATCAATAGATGATACTAAATTTTTAAATAGAGCTTTACAACTATTAGCTTTTGGTAAAATAATGCTCCTAAATTATAAATATGATTATAATTATAATTATGATTTAATTCAAAAAATAATTTCATTTGTAAATGGTTTATTCTATATGGACTATGTTAATTGTATAATTCCATATATTGATTTTAGATATACCTTACTTAGATATCATGATAAGATGTGTTTAATAAATTGTTCAACATGTAAAAAAAATTATAATATAGATAATATGTTTATAACTTGTAGTTATTTTAAAACTCGAGGAGAATATTATTCAAATACGAATACTGTTCAAATTATATGCATTAATTGTATGAAAAAAACTTCCTTAAGTATATCGTCAGAATATACATTTTGTTTAGATGATAGAACAATAGTTGTATCAATTCCAAGAATAAATGTAAAATATGTAAAGGAAAAAAAACAAGAATTTATAGAAAAAAAAGATTTAGTACATATTCAGTAAAATATATTTATTACTTTATTAAAAAAATATATTTATATTTATAAAATAAAAATTATTAAAATTATTCAATTCTAAAAGATGTATTGGATCCTGAAACATTATCAGCAGAACCTCTAAGTGATGCTAGATAAGCAATATCTTCAATATTAATTTCAGAACCTATAATAATATAAGGTAGTCTTTTTTTAAAATATTCAAATGCTTCATTTATTGATCTTCTCCAATCAATATCAAAACACTTAAAATATTTAAACACATTTGTAAATAATATATGTAACCATTCAAAAAATTCAATTGGATCATAATCTTTAATAAATCTTTCATCATTTATATTTATTTTAAACATATTCAATATATTTTTGACATGATGAGGGGTACTTAAAACTTTTTTATAAAACATAGATTCTCTAAAAAACTTAATATTAGTAATATATTCTAAGAACTTCTCTCTATTCATCAAAATTGCTATGTCTGTTTCGGTAAAACAGTTATTATCAAGAAATCCATCACAAAAAGTTGTAATATTTAATCCATTAATATATTTTCTATCAATGCATATAAAATCAATAATACCCTTTTGAATTGTTTGATAATGTGAAGGTTCTAAACTTCTAAGACACTGGAGTATATTACTGTCGTCTGCTAATTTAAAATGAGTATTAGACGGCAGTAATAGTTTTTTATATTTTTCATTATGAAGAATAACATCTTTTACTTGATGAAGATTTCCATTTTTCATAGTAATTCCATATTCTTCTATATCTTTAAAAGTTAAATATTTTTTTAAAAGTGGAAGGCCTACATCAAACTCAAATGAGCCTGTAACTGCTTGAATTATAGACACTCCGTCTAAATCATATTCTTTATATTCTTTTGTTTCAATATCATATTTACCTTTTACAACATTTGGTAGAATTACTTTATTATGACTTATCATATATTGCGAATCTCCTAAAACAAATGCCCATATCCGTAAATTATCTTTGTCAATATCATCAATAATACTTAATAAGGTAATTGTAAATGTTAATGTTGTTCCTGAATTACATTTATTTATTAATTTTATTAATTGTAAATTTATATCAGTTATTGCTTTAATCATAAAATCATCCATACATTCCATAGAATATTTATGAAAAGTAATATGAAAAAGTTTTTCAATATTTGATTTAACAATATTTGAAGCGTCTATTCCACTATGTCCATCTGCTATAAATGATACTAAAAAATTAGTATCTTTATCTTTTATAACTACAAAATTTCCTTTAGTATCTTCACCTGGTGGTGTTCTCGCACCAACAATTTCGCATTCAGTTGTTGTAAATATCAGTTGTTTATGAATATAAGATGTATCCATATTTATTGTTTATTTATTAGTAAATTAATATAATAACTAGTAAAACTAATAAAATAATATTTATTCAATTTTATTTATTTTATTAATAAAATAATAATTAATAAATAAATAAATAAATAAATAAATTATTTTCTAACATTAATTTCTACATTAATAATCATAGAATTAAATTTACTTTTATGAAGTTGTTTAATACAACTTTCAACATCTTTAGAAGATTGTAAAGTTACAAATGCTATATCTAACGGTTGGCCTTTATTTCTTCCTCTTTTAGAAATAGGAATAAATACACTAGTAGTTCTTCCAAAACGAGAACATAGATCAAATAATTCTTCTTTAGTAGTTCCCTTTACAAAATTAGAAATTTTAATTTGATTTCTATTTCTATCACTTGTATAATTCTTCTTTTTACATGGTGGAATATATGCTGTTGATACCTTTTTCTTTTCTTCTTCTTTATATCCAAGTTCTAATTTAGTTTCTTCTAAAATTTGATTTCGGATTTCTTCATTAATATCCTTCATATGTTGAATAGCTTTTTTTCTATCATATTTATAGTCCATATATAATTTATATTCATTTTCATCAATATTATGAAGTAAATTATATTCTTCTAAAAATTCAATAGACTTCATTTTTTTTAATTTTTTATCAATTAAATTATTATAATATTCATCTGTGTTTTTTTTTTTATCATATAATTTTTTAAAAGTATCGAATTTTACATTTACTTTACTATTACGATTACCTCTACGTGGTGCTCTATATACACCAACTTCTTTTTTTTCTTTTTCTGGAATTTTCATTTCATTTTTGTTATATATAGTAACATTAGATGATATATCATTACTTACTTTCTTTTTTTTATTTTTACATGTTATTTCGATTTTTGTTTCATCACAAATACGTGGTTTAAATTTATCGTTATCTTTATCTTTACCAAATTTTTTCCATGTCTTTCTTTCTTCTACTTTATTTACCTTTCTCTTAGCTACTTTTTTTTTTAACTGTGTTTTAATAGTTTTTTTTATTTTTTGATTACCAACATTATAATATACAATATATTCATTGACATCATTGGGTAATTTATTAAATTGAGAATTATAAATATTATCCAATGAAATATCAGAAAAATGCAAAGCAAGTAGTGTAGGTGAAATTTTAGTCATTATAATTTTTTTTTATATTATATTTATAAATAAATCTGTAAATATATTTTATATCAATTTTTTTTTTATATCAATAATATCAATAATTTTAATATCAATAATTTTTATATTTTTTATTTTATAATAAAAATTACTATAATTTTTAGTATAATGAATGATATTATTAAATAATAATGATAATGATAATGATAATGATAATAATAATGATAATAATAATAATAATGATAATGATAATGATAATGATAATGATAATGATAATGATAATGATAATGATAATGATAATGATAATGATAATGTAAAGATAAATATAAAAAACTATATTTATTTATTTACTCTATTTTTATGTGGTTCTTTATTAGGATTTTCATCACTATTCATTAACATTTTAATATATTTTTTAACAATAGGTCTATATATTTTTTCAGCTTTATTTACAAAATCATTAATATTATTATCATTTAATTCTGTCTTTTTTGGAATACCACATGTTCCATATTTTTTATTATTATTACCATTTTTCTTTTTTATTTTACAACCAGCACGAAATCTTTCATATTTTTTAACTACTTCAGTGAATCCAGTACTATCATTTTTAAATACTTTATCATTTACTAAATTATGAATTTGATATAACCAATATGTAATACCTTCTCTATCTTCTACAAATTTTTCAATTGGTAAATTTTTAGCATATATATTATATGAATCTCTACAATATTTACATGGTAGCATTGTTCCAATATTATTAAAAAAATTTATATATCTTAATTTATCTTCTTTTGTAGGTTTTATAGGATAATTAAAAGTTATAGTATGTAAAAAAATCCAACCAGATGGACCCCAATTCGATACATTCATTATTATAATATATATATATATATATATATTAGATTTAAAACAATATTAAAAGTTTAATAATATATTTACTAGATTTAGAATTATCACCTAAATTAGGTAATATTTAGTTCAGAATTGTTTCTACTGATAATAAAAAAATTATAATAGAATTATTATGATAAAAGGAGTAATTACTATTATAATAAAAAGAGTAATTACTATTATAATATACTCTTTTACAAATTTATCATTATTTTATTTATTTATTTATATTTATACAAATTATATTTAAAAAATATTGAAAATATAAAATATTTATACAAATAATATAATATAAAATAATATAAAATAATATATGAATAAATTATCAAAAGAAATAGAAGAAGGAAATATTGAATATAAACGAGATTTATTACAAATAGACGAAGAAAGAAAATATCATTTATCGTCACAGATGAAATGGAGAATTGCTGAAGGAAATGGTAAAGCATATTATTATATTGGTATAAATGATGATGGAAGTATATATGGTCTTGACTCAAAAGAATTAAATTTATCAATTAAAACATTAAAACAAATAACTAAAATTATCAATGTTAATATAGTAAATATTGAAAAAATAAAAGTTATATTAAATAATGAAAAAAAAAAAATTAAATTTTATGCTATTATAATAGTAGAAAATATATTAAAACAAAAAAATATTAAAGTAGCTTTTATTGGTGGAAGTCAAAATGGAAAAACAACAACTATAAATGTTTTAATAAATAATGTTTCTGATAATGGAAAAGGATTAGCTAGATTAACATTATTTAATCATAAACATGAAATAATTAATGGGAAAACATCAAGTATAGCAAGTAAATTACTTGGATATAAAAATGGTATATGTATTAATAATATATGTATTTCGAATAATGATATAATTAGAAATTCTGATAAAATTATTAACTTAATAGATTATCCAGGGTCATTAAAATATAGTAAAACTATTTTTAGTAAAATATTAACAATGTATCCAGATACATTTATAATTACAATTAATCCTTTTAAAACTAATTTTGATATTTTAAAATTTTATCTTAATTATTGTAAAATTAATAATATATATTTTTTAGTATTATTTACTCACAGTGATATAAAAAAATATTCAAAAAAAATATTAAATATTATTAATTTTTTCAAAAATAATAAAATTAATTTAATTAATTATAATAATTTAAATATTAAAATAGATATTAAAATACATTACTATATTTGTATTTCAAATATTACTAAAGATAATTATTCATATTTTAAAGATTATATTAATAAAGTAAGTAATATAAATTTTAATTTTGATAAAAGTTTAAATAAAGAAAATAAAGAAATACAAATAATACAAAAATATAGTAATTATGAATTAGGAACAACTTTTTCAGCTTATATTTTAAATGGTCAATTTAATAAGAATGATATTTTATATATAAGAAATAATAATGAATGGAATAAAATAGAATTAAAATCATTACATATGAATCAAAATGAATATACAACTATTGAAAAAAATAATATAATTGGAATAATGTTTGATGTTTTAGAAAAAAATATTAGATTAGAAAAACCCACATTAATTGTAGATAATACAGAATCTTATAATACTATTAATAAAATAAATTTTAAAGTTATATTTAAATCTTATAAAAACTTAAATTTAAAAAAAGATATACAAATTATTATTTATATTAGAAATTATATTATTATTTCTAAATTATTAAAATTTAATAAAGATGATTTAATAGTTGAATTAAATAATGATATTATTGTTAATAAAGAAGATACAATTATATTTAAAATAAATAAAATATACGGTTTAGGTAAAATTAATAAAAATATA